ATAGGAGTATATATGGCAGAAATAGATAAGGGACTCCCGAACACTAGAACTAAATTAGATATCCCCTCAGAAGAGGAGATAGCAGAAGAAGTTGCCGTTCAGGAACCAGAAAAAGGACCAATAGAAGTCATACCAGAAGAAGATGGTGGTGTAACATTAGACTTTGAACCGGGATCTATAAATGTACCTGGAACAGAATCACACTTTGATAACTTAGCAGATCTTTTACCTGATGACGTATTAGAGCCAATCGGAAACGAGATGACTCAAAACTACATGGACTACAAAGGTTCAAGAAAAGAATGGGAGCAAGGTTATATACAAGGTTTAGATCTTTTAGGATTTAAATATGAAAACAGAACAGAGCCTTTTCAAGGTGCGTCTGGTGCAACACACCCTGTAATGGCAGAGGCTGTTACACAGTTTCAAGCTCAAGCTTATAAAGAATTATTACCAGTTGATGGACCGGTAAGAACACAAATCATTGGCACAAAAAATCCTGCAACCGAACAACAGGCAACACGTGTTAAAGATTTTATGAATTATTTAATTATGGATCAAATGAAAGAATATGAAGCAGAGTTTGATTCTATGTTGTTTCATTTACCATTAGCTGGATCAACATTTAAAAAAGTTTACTATGATGTACCACTTGGTAGAGCAGTCTCTAAGTTTGTACCAGCAGATGAATTAATTGTTCCGTATACGGCTACCTCATTAGACGATGCGGAAGCAATTATTCATACAATAAAAATATCTGAAAACGAATTAAGAAAACAACAAGTTAATGGTTTCTATAGAGATGTTGAGTTAGGACCACCAGGCACAGATTCAAATGATGAACTTGCAAAAAAAGAACGTTCTCTTGAAGGCAGTAAAAAAACTGGAAAAAATGAACCTGTTTATACTTTGTTAGAGTGTCATGTTAATTTAGACTTAGAAGGTTTTGAAGAGGTCGGTGCAGATGGACAACCGACTGGAATAAAATTACCTTACATCGTAACTGTTGAGGAAGGTAATAGGAAAGTTCTTTCTATTAGAAGGATTTAAACAAAGAGGTGTAAGAGTTAGAGATGAAGCAGCTCCAATACAACCAGGTGAATTTAAAGATGTAGATGCACCGGGTGGTAACTTACGTGATGCGTTCTTTCCATTACCATACAAAGAACCATCTCAAACTTTATTAAATTTATTGGGTATAGTAGTTCAAGCTGGACAAAGATTTGCAGCGATCGCTGATATGCAAGTGGGAGATAGTAATCAACAAGCTGCAGTTGGAACTACAATTGCTCTTCTTGAAAGAGGTTCAAGAGTCATGAGTGCGATACACAAAAGATGTTATGCAGCTATGAAAAAAGAATTTAAACTTCTTGCAAAAGTTGTATCGCAATATTTACCACCAGAGTATCCATACGATGTTGTTGGTGGCGCAAGAAATGTAAAACAAGCTGACTTTGATGATAGAGTAGATGTGATACCAGTTGCAGATCCAAATATATTTTCTATGTCACAGAGAATTACACTTGCACAAACACAATTACAGATAGCAACATCAAATCCACAGCTACACAACATGTATCAAATATACAGAAACATGTACGAAGCAATCGGTGTTAAAAATGTAGATGCTGTTTTACCACCACCAGCGCCAACAGCGCCAATGGACCCAAGTATGGAACACATAAATGCATTAGCTGGTAAACCTTTTCAAGCTTTTCCTGGTCAAGACCATAGAGCACACATTACAGCTCACTTAAATTTTATGTCGACGAATATTGTTAGAAATAATCCTGCGGTTATGGCTGCAATACAAAAAAATATATTAGAACATATTAGTCTGATGGCACAAGAGCAGGTACAATTAGAGTTTAGAGAGCAAATGCAACAGATGTTACAGATGCAACAGATGGCAGCAACAGATCCAAGAATACAAGCACAGCTTCAAGCGCTTACAAATCAGGTTGAAGCTAGAAAATCTGTGTTAATTGCAGAAATGACAGAGGAATATATGAAAGAAGAGAAACAAATTACATCACAATTTGACAATGATCCTCTTTTAAAACTAAAATCACGTGAAGTTGACCTTCGTGCGATGGAAAATGAGCGAAAAAGGGACAATGATGAGGCTCAACAAGACCTTGCAAGAGCAAGATTGATGCAACAAGGTGAAATTGCAGAGGATAAAATGGAACAAAACGAAGATTTAGCAAAATTACGTGCTGGAGTCAGCCTTGCAAAGACCGGAGTACAGCAGGCAGCGGTGATTACGGAGGATAATTAATGCCATTAAACAAAAAAGGTAAAAAAATTATGAAATCGATGAAGAAACAGTACGGTAAAAAGAAGGGTGAAAAGATATTCTATGCATCTAAGAACAAAGGTGTTATAAAAGGAGTAAAAAAAGGAGCATAAATGGAAAAACTTGATAAAATTAAAATAGTAAACGTTCCAGAACAACAAGTTGAGGTAGATCCAAGATCTAAAACAACTGCTGATCAAGCGTTTAATGTTATTAGCACTGGTGGACCTGAGGAAGAAGTACAAGGTCAAGGTGCTGTAAGACCAGACAAGAAAAGAAAATCTAAAGCGTACTAATTATGTGGTTATCGGCGATAAAATTAGCCGTTTCTGCTGGAAGTAAGATTTACGCTAACAAGCAGAGAACGAAGATGGCAATGTCTG